GTGAAAAATAGATTGGCTTTTCAATATTTGAATAAAGATTTAAATATAAAATCAGTATCTTTAGATGATTTATACATATCACCAGATGTCATAAAACTTATACCCAAAGAAGTAGTTAGGAAATATGAAATAATGCCTTTTAAAATAATTAAAAACAAATTATTAATAGCTATGTTAAATCCCTCAGATGAGACTATTAAAGAAGAAATTAGATTTATTACTGGTATGGAAGTTATTCCTTATGTTGATACAAAGTATAATATATTTTCGGCTATAGAAAGTTATTATGAAAAGCAAACAGTAAATGAAGTCTTAGAGGACTTGAAAAATGTTAATTATATAGTTAAAGATGATGAAAATAATAATAAAATTATAGAAAATGCTCCTGTTGTAAAATTAACCAATTCAATAATTAATCAAGCTATTAATTTAAAAGCAAGTGATATTCATTTAGAACCTTTTAAAGATAATGTTAAAGTAAGATTTAGAATTGATGGTGTTTTAAATGAAATTTTGACTATACCTAGAGAAGTATATATGCTTGTAAGCACACGAATAAAAATAAAGTCAAGTATGGATATTTCTAAAAAGATGATACCACAAGATGGAAAAATGGAGTATGAATTTAAAGATAATGTTTTAGATTTAAGAACTTCAACATTACCAATTGTAAATGGAGAAAAAATAGTAATAAGAATTTTATATAAATTTAATAATGATATACAATTAGAAGATTTAATACAAAATAATGAAGATTTAAATTTAATAAAAGATATATTAAAGCATCCTAATGGTATTGTTCTTGTGACTGGTCCAACTGGTAGTGGTAAAACTACTACTTTATGTGCAATGTTAAATTATCTAAATTCAAAAGAAAAAAATATAATTACAGTGGAGGATCCTGTAGAATATCAAATTCATGGAATAAATCAAATGAATGTAAACAATAAAGCAGGACTTACTTTTTCTACAGGACTTAGAAGTATTCTAAGGCAGAATACAGATATTCCTATAGAATCATTGATATAAGCTATATTACAGAAATTCGTCAAAAAAATCGTCAAAAATAATTTTTAAAAAATATTTTCTATTATAATAGTTGCTTTTTTCATCATATCATCTGTAACATGAGAATAAATCTTCATAGTCATTTCTACAGTATGACCAAGAATTTTAGCAGCAGTTTTAAAATCTACGCCATTTGAGATTAATGCAGTGGCATAAGTATGCCTTAATTCATGCATAGTAATTCCAGCTAATTCTTTCAATTTGGGATTTAGATATTTATCAATACTTGATGCATTAAAAGGAGTAACTCTATTGTTTATATCAGTAGGATTATTTTTCTTATAGTTTTTAAGTTCTTTTAATGTATTGGGGGATAAAGGAATTGTTCTATAAGAATTTTTTGATTTCAGTGATCCGAATCCAGATTTTCGAGTCTTTAATACTTTCCATTGTTTATTTACAGTTATGCTAGAACGTTTAAAGTCAATAGAATCCCAGGTTAAGCCGAGAACTTCTCCTAATCTCATTCCAGTATTAGCTGCTATAAAAGCAACCATATAGTATTTATTATCTTGTAATTCTTTTAAAAGTTTATTTAATTGTTTTTTAGTTAATGCGATTTTATTACTATATTCTTTTTCTTTAGGAATTTTTATATTTACAGTAGGTAATTCAAATATTAAATTTAAATCGTCTTTAACATAGATAAAAAACATATTTAATATTCCAACATACTTTTTTACTGTTGAGTATTTCAAATGCTCTTTTAGTAATTTATCTACTATGCTTTGTATGTCATGTTTTTTAATTTCTTTAATTCTCTTATTATTTAAATCCTTAAATTTTGAAAAACAATTTTTATAACTTTTAACAGTATGGTATTCTTTATACAAAGTTATATGATCTAAATATATAGTAGTTAATTGATTAAAAGTAACCTTAATTAAATCATTGTTCACTGGAACATTTTTAGTTGTATTTTTTAATTCTTTTAACATTTTTTCAGCAGCAGGTTTAGCGTCCTTTTTCGTCTTAAATCCTTGTTTCGATTTTTGCTTCCATTTCCCCATATTATCTTTATAGGAAATTATAAATTGCCAACCTTTGTCTTTTTGACGATAAGTTATATTATAGTCCATTTCTAAATCGCTCCTTTTTGAATGTGTGTTCTTTAAAAAATAAAGATCACTAATTGGTTTAAACTAACATTAAGTAATTAGTAATCTTAATAGTATTAATATAATTTTATTAGTTTTTAAAACATTTCCATAATACCTAAATTAGGTTCAAAATAGATAGTATAATTATCTATTACAAAACATGTTCCATATTTAGATTTATAGTAATGTATAGATTCTTCTAAAAATTTTTCTGTAACTCCTAGAAACTCAGCTATTTCATATCGAGTTTTAGCACCATACTTATAAGATTTTATAAGATCCAATAAGCGTACTAATTTTTTATTACTCCATCTACGAGCAATTAGTTCTTGTTTTCGATTTGAAAGTTTAGATTGATCAGTTATATTACCAACTGTCAATTTATGATGTCCTAACTCTTCAGCCAAAATACAATACTTATCTTTTATACTAATCTTACTATTTATAAAAATTATATTATTGATACATTTACCACATGGTTTATCAGTTCCTAAATCTATTTCTACAACATTAATGCCTAATTTACGTGCCTCTTCTAATAATTTTTCATAATTATTCATTACTATGTTACCTTATAATTATTTATTTAAAAATGCATTAATTTTTTTATCCATTGCATCTTTTTCTTCTTTAGATAAGTCATCATTATGACAAGCAACTAGATAAGGCACTTTTGTAGCACATATTTCATCATTAGTTGAGAATTTAGGATTATCTAATAAATCCTGTGTATATATAACTACTTTCTCTTTACCTAAATCATTTAGTTTATTAAAGTTTTTTATTAAAGTTTTTTCTTGATGTGATAATTGAGAGTTATCTGAAGAATTATTTAGAGGTTCAAAAGTTTTTATATCTATATTTAATACGTCACATATTTTTATAATTCTATCAACAGCCATTCCACCAATATTTTTATCTAGTGCACTTGTTAATGTCGTACTTGGAATATCAACAATTTTTGAGAACTCTCTTATACTAGTATATTTACTTAAGATAATATGTTTTAACTTTTCTGTTTTGTTCATTCTAATACCGCCTTTCGTTAATAGTAAATGCATAATTTATGGAAAATATACATTAATAATATCATTTCTAATACGAATTTTCAATCGCTTTGAACGAAATTTCATTTAGAAAAACAAAATAATAGAAAAAAACTATAAAATATCATTGACTTTAAACGAAAAATAGTTTAAAATGTAATTGTAAACGAAATATCGTTTAAGGGGGTGCGAAATGTATAACAACTTACAAGCAGAAATTGTTAGAAAGAGAATTAAGAAACCATTGATAGCTAAAGAAATTGGAAGAAGTTATAATACATTGAATTTGAAGATAGCTGGTAAATATCCTTTTACATATGATGAAGCTTTAACAATTCATGAAAAATTTTTTCCGGAATGTAACTTTAAAGAATTATTTAAAAAGGATAGTGAATTGAATTAGAAAGGAGATAATTAAGTGAATAATTTAGAAATTATAGAAATTAAAGGAAGAAGGGTTTTAACAACAGAACAATTAGCTAAAATTTATGGAACAACAACAGATAATATTAAAGTTAATTTTAACAATCATAAGAATAATTTCAAGGAAGGAAAACATTATTATTTTTTACAAGGTAAAGAACTAAAGGAGTTTAAGAACCAAGTAAATGATATTTACCTAGTTGGTAAAAGGGCAGCTAGTTTATATTTATGGACAGAAAGAGGAGCAAACAGACATTGTAAGATTCTTGATACAGATAAAGCATGGGAACAGTTTGATAACTTAGAAGAAATATATTTTAGAGTTAAGGAAGATTCTCAAAATGTACCAAAGACTTTAGAAGATATAATGATTTGCACTTTGCAAGGTATGAAAGAAGTGAAGCAGCAACTTAATCAAGTTAACAATCATGCTTTAGAAGCTAAAGAGGGTGTTAGAAAATTAAGAGAAGAAAGTCCATTATTTGGAGTTGAAATGGATGAACTTCAAAAATCAGTTAGAGGAAAAGGAATAAAAGTTTTAGGTGGATATCATACAAATGCCTATAATGATAAATCTTTAAGAACAAAAGTATATTCAGATATACAGAGGGAATTAAAAAGGCAATTTGGGGTAAGTAGTTATAAAGCTATTAAAAGAAAAGAATTTCAACATTCATTAGAAATGATATCAAAGTATAAACCACCATTTGTATTACAAAATGAGATTGAATATATTAATAATCAAATTGTTTTACAAGAAGTAGCTTGTAGCAGATAGGAGGAATAATTATGAATAATAAACTATTAACTCAAAAGGATTTAGCAGCACGTTGGCAAATGAGTGTCAAGTCTATAGAAGAATATCGTAAAGCTGGTATTATACCCGTAGTTCAGGGTATACCAGCAATAAGATTTAATATGCAAACAATCTTAGAGCTAGAGGGAAGTAAATTAGAGAGGTTTAGTCCTATTGAACGTAGGCACATGGAAAGGGAATTAGAGAGAATAAAGCAAGAGAATGATCAACTAAAAAGTATACTGAGCAAAACATTAGCTAATTTGGCACCAGTTTTAAGTTTAAAGGAGGAATAACATAAAACATTTAAAGAGATTAACACTTACACAAAAGAAAATACTAAGTAGTTTAGGATTAAATGCAAACAATTATTTAAGGTTTACACAACACTGGGAGAGTTTTATGGTAGTAGACTTAAAGACAAACAAAATTTTAGCACCTATAAGATGCTAAGGAGATGAAAACATGTTAAAAGCATTGCTAGAAAGGAGATTTAATCAACGCTTAACTAATGAAGAATTTGAAACAATTTTAGATATAACAACAGCTGATATAAAGTTTAATAGAATTAATTTTAAAAAGTGTACAAGCTTACATGAAGTATTAAATATTGCAGGAACGAGTTTAATAATTTTACAAAGGGATATAGAAAGGAGGTGAAAGAATGTATCTTGAAAATTTAGTTGCTTTACACATAGCAATAGAAAAGCACTATACACCAGAAATGGCATTTAAATATTTAGATAAAATTTTGGATGGAGAAGTTAAACCTAAAATACGTCGAGAGTGGAGTAGTAAAGAAATTGAAGATATAAAAAAATTTAAGAGTGAAGGATTGAGTTTTAGCAAAATAGGAGAAATATATTGTACGACAGCAAGTAATATTTTTAAGGTTCTTGATTATAGAAAAAAGAGCTGCGCCAACAGCTCAATAAAAAGTATCTAAAAAAATTCAAACAAGTACAGTATAAAGAAAATAGGAGGATTTGTAAAGATGATGAATGCATTATTAAAGAATGAGATAAAAGAAATGAACGAGGTTATAGAGGAACAAGTTACTACTTTTAAAGTTGATAGTTTAGAAAGTGCAAACTGGTGCTTTAGAAAGATAAGAGCACTTAAAGAGCAGATAGAAAACAATAAAGCATTAGCGAATGCTGAAAAGTTTAGAATAGATTCATGGGAAAAGAAAGAAAATGAAAGTGCTTTAAACAGTATAGATTATTTTGAAAGTTTAGTAACAGAGTATTTTAAGGAAGAAAAGATTAAAGATAAGAAATTTAAGCTTAGTACACCTTATGGAAAAGTAAGTAGTCGGAAATCAAAGACATGGAAGTACGAAAATGAAGAATTAACACTGGAATATCTTAAAAAGAATGATTATTTTGATTTGATAAAAGTTAAAGAAGATTTAAATAAGACAGAGTTAAAGAAAGTATTTAAAGATGGAGTAAATAAAGAAACGGGTGAAATCCTTCCAGGAGTAAGTGTTGAAGAAAAGGAAAGCATTTCTATAAAAGTTGAATAGGAGGGATTTAAGTGGCAGTATATGAGAAATTACTTAAAGTACAAAGTGAGTTAAAAGCTCCTAAAAGTCAGTTTAATAAGTTTGGTAATTATGCTTATAGAAACTGTGAAGATATATTGGAATCAGTTAAACCTTTATTGTTAGAGAATAAGCTATCTTTAATGATAGCGGATGAAATATTGCTAGTAGGTGATAGATACTATATAAAAGCAACAGCAACTATTGTAGATATTGAAACAGGAGATAAAGAAAGTGTTAGTGCATTTGCAAGAGAAGAAGAAAATAAAAAAGGAATGGATGCAAGTCAGCTTACAGGTAGTACAAGCTCATATGCCAGAAAGTATGCTTTAAATGGATTATTCTGCATAGATGATACTAAAGATTCAGATACAACAAATACAGGTTCAAAAACAAGTAATAAAACTAGCAGTAAAAAACTAAGTCAGGCACAACTAAAAAGACTTTATGCAATAGCAAGTGCAGCTGGATATGATGCTAATGTAATAAAGAATCAAGCAATAAAGAAATATAATGTTCAACATTTAGAAGATATGACAAAAACTCAATATGATGAATTATGTGCCGGATATGAGAAGCTAAAGAAATAGGAGGAGATAAAATGTTATCGGACCAGATAAGTATAGTGTTAAGTGATTTAACAGAAATAGCAACAAAACAAGAAGATTTGATAAGAGAAAAAGACCTAGATATACAAGTTATAGTAGGTAAAATAGAAATAGCATTGAGCCAACCAGACATATATAAGAATATACTCATAGAAATAATTGAGGAATATAAACAAGCATTGTAGGTTTGAAGGAGGTCAAAGATGGCAAGACCACAAAAAAGCGGATTAGATTATTTTCCATTAGATGTAGATATGGACCAGGATGACAAAATTGCACTCATAGAAGCTCAACATGGCATAATGGGTTTTGCTATAGTAATTAAACTGTTAATGAAGATTTATAAGAACAGTTACTTCTATGAGTGGACAGAAAAGGAACAATTACTCTTTTCAAATAGGGTTAATGTAGACATTAATGCAGTTAATGTTGTCATTAATGATTGTGTTAAATGGGGGTTATTTAATAGTGACCTCCTTGAAAACCACAAGATACTTACATCTAAGGGCATTCAGCGTAGGTATTTAGAAGCTGTAGGGCGTAGACAAAAGGTAAAAATGAATGAAGAATACTTACTTTTAGACAATGAAACAGTTAATGTATACAAAAATCTAGTTATTGTTAACATTAATGGAGTTAATGCAGACATTAATCCCCAAAGTAAAGTAAAGGAAAGTAAAGTAAAGAAGAGTAAAGTAAATGAGAACAATGAAACACACTCATACGCATTAGAACTTTGTAAATATTTTTCAGAATTGATGCCAGGACAAAGTATAGCTCAACATATAGGAGCATTAAAGATATGGATAGATATGTATGGATATGAATGGACAAAGGAAGCTATTCAAAAATGTGTTAGCAGTAAAAACAAGTTTGTTAAACCGTGGATAAAAACAGTTTTAGAAAATTGGAAATCAGAAGGAAAGGAGGACAACAGTGGAGGTACTAGACAGGATATTAAAAAAGGTGAAGGAAAATGGGATGGATTTAAGCCACCAAAACCAAAAATCACACATGTTGATACCACAGGTCTTATTTAAGTGTGAAAAATGCAAAGATACAGGATGGATAATAGGGAAAGATAATTTATCAATGACTAGGTGTAAGTGCCAAGAAGGGGAAATAGCCAAAAGGCAATGGATAAAACGAGGTATTAATCCAGAAAAGTCAGATAAGACCTTTGGAAATTTCAAAGTATGGAATGATACTTCAATGATAGCTAAAAACACAGCTACATCTTATTACAAGAAATTTGATGATATAAGAGATTCTAAGCAAAATTCAATAATATTTTGTGGACAAGTAGGCAGTGGAAAAACACATTTAAGCATAGCACTAGCATTAAATTTTATCAAGAAAGGTACTAATGTAATCTATATGCCTTATAGAGATGTTGTTACAGCTCTAAAGCAAAATATGATTGATTATGAATATTACAAAAGAGAAATAAGCAAATATCAACTAGCTGAGATACTACTAATTGATGATTTATTCAAAGGAAAAGTAACTGAATCAGATGTAAATATAATGTTTGAAATTATAAATTATAGGTATTTAAATAATTTACCAATAATAGTTTCTACAGAATTTATTATTGAAAAAATGCTAAATTTTGATGAAGGTGTAGGCAGTAGGATATATGAAATGTGTAAACATTTTATAGTGCAAATAGAGGGTAAAGAAAATAACTATAGATTGAAAGCTTAGTGAGGTATAGATATGAGTGAAAGACAAGAAGAAGTAAATTTTGCAGTAAATTTAATACAGAAACTATGTGAAGAATATAATATAGCACTTATAGCAAAAGCTCATAAAGGAACTGAATATGTTGCAATACATGACCATATTGAAGATAAAGACTATGTGATAATGAAGGATAAGTAAGTACGGAGAAATAGTAGATTGCGAAGGATGGTGTCTAGATGAATATAAGTGAATTGGAAATATGTGAAGTATTGCTAGATGGAAGTGGCTTTTCAGCTGGAAAACTTAGAATATATAAATATTTTTGTAAAGAACATACCATAGAAGAATATAAAAAATTTTTAAAAAATGAATATGGGATAGGCGGATGGAGTGGAGCTTTAAAAAATGCAGAATATAGTAGTGTAGATCATTACGCTAAAGGCATAAAAATATTAAAAAAAGATATCAAATTTAATGTTATAGCTGATATTTTTCTTAAGTGGAATAAAGTTGCTATTATGATAAAAAGATTAGTAAATCAGAATATATATTTATCTCAAAAAGAAAAAGTGGAATTTAATATTAAAGATGAACCAGAAAATTTAGTAATTGAAAAGGATAGAAAGAATGTAATTACTGAGCAGCTAAGTATGCTTTGAATGATAAAACTGAATATGATAAGTAATTCGTAAAAATAAAGTTGGAGGGGTTAAATGCTAGCAATTATAACTTATGAAGATGGAAGAGAACATAGGATAGAAGCAAATGCAATGAATATCCTAGAAAGCAAATTAAAGCCATTTATAGTTGATGAAAATATATGTGATATATCAATATATAGAGTTGAGTTTATAAAAAAGATAAAGGGTATAGGAGTATGAATAGATATAGAGTTGAATTTAGAGTAAGCAGTAAGAACTATGTTAGACAAGATTGTACAGAAGATAAATTAGAGGAAGCTAAAAAACTTATGAAAGCGAATCAGGAGCATGAGGGAAAAGGCAAATGTTATTACAGGAAGTTTCCATTAATGAAACATGAGAAAGTATATTTTTAGGGGGTAATAAGATGGAAAAATATAAAAGAGGTCAATTAGTTAGGATAAATGATATAGATGCAGTTGTAGTAAGAGCATCTGGTAAAGAAGGACATGTAGTTGCAAGGCACTTGAATGGAGATTCATTGATGTTACTAGAGGGTGAATTAGGCAAAAGATTGGATGCGGAAAGCTTAACTAAAATTATTCTAAGCAAGGTTAATAATATATTACCTTTAGAAGATTATTTAGAAGATGAAGATATAAAAGAGATTAAAGAAAATATAGAAGAATGGCTAAATGAGATTAGATAATTCGTAATAATAAAGAGGTGTGAAGATGGACCAAATACAATTTAAAATAGTTATAGCTGATAAAAACAAAGAAATGAAATTAACTAAAAAGCAAGTAGTAGTTTTATTAGAAGCACTGTGGGATTTTAAAGAAAGTATACAAGCTATAGATACAAAAGAAGATTTAAGAAAAAGGTTATTAGAGCATAAGCAAAGTGAAGTAAATAAGTTATTTGATTATTTACAGGATAGTATAAATTATAATTTTGAAAGACATCTACAAAAGTGTTTTAAAAAGAATAAGGATGATGATCCAGGAATGGAGACAATGAGTTGGTTAGTTACTGGAGGAAAAGATGGACAATAACTTTTGGGCAGATGAAGTTGTAAGAATGTATTTTGAAGGATATACAGTATTAAAAGCTATTAATATAGTGAAAGAAATTATGCTTTAGATAGGATTAAGGATATCAAGTGGTATTGTTATAACTTCATATTATCATTTGATAGTCAGTTAAAAACAAAGAAGGTGATAAAATTGGCAAAGAATGAAGGTAAGAAGTTTGAAGAGGATTTTAAAAGGTCAGTTCCAGAGTGGTGCTGGTGCAACAGATATAAAGATGGTACTGCAAACTTCAAAGGAGATAAAAATGAAAATGTAAGATTCCAGGCTCATAACATATGTGACTTTGAAGTGTTTGCAAAAGATAAATTGTTTCTATTAGAACTTAAGAGTTATCAAGGAGTAAGCATACCGTTAAGTGGAATAAGAAAAAATCAGTTAGAAGGAATGATAAAGGCTAGTAGATATAAAAATGTAATACCTTATTTTTTACTTAATTTTAGGGGTATACAACGAGTTTATGCAATAAAGATACAAACACTTTATGAGTTCATTGGAACAACTACTAGGAAGTCTATACCATTAAAATGGTGTATTGAAAATGGAATAGAGATACCTAGTGAACAAAAGAGGACAAGATTCAGATATAACTTAGAGATTCTATTTAGTGAACAAATTGAAGAAAGTGAAGTTAAGGAAAGCAAAGGCTGGAAATACAAAGAACTTAAATTAGGAGTATAGATATGGACAAATATATTGCTGAAGGTCAGATAAGTATCTTTGATATACAAGCAATAAAAGCTACTAAGAAAATACCAGAAAAGCCTAAATCATTAACAAAAACACATCAAAAAGTTACAGAAAATATAGATTTAAGTACAGCTTTAGAAAAGTACAAGTCTATAGATAATTTATCAAGAATCATTAAATATAGTTGTGGAAGTTATGGAATAGAGCTTATTGCTCAAGGAGGATTTAAAACTATATATGTAAATAGGCAAGGCGTTGAAGAGTTTGAATTTGATAAAAGGATTAATGTTTTGCCCATGGACCAGGTACTTTATTATAAAGAAAATCTAAATCCTAATAGCTTACAAGAGCAGAGATTTCAAGAATTAAAAACTAAGTATCCTGATGTTAAAGAAATTAAACGTAAGGGTGATGGAAACATAATAGTAGAAGTACCAGGAAAAGTTATTAGCATAAATTCACGAGGGTGGATATTAGAGTTTAACAATGTACAAGCGATATATTCACAAAATGAGGTCATACAGGAGCAGAATGAAGAATCAGAAATATTTGATATAAAGCAGATGCAAAAGAGCGTTAGAGTTGGAGATAAGGTTCAAGCGTATAGAAGTAAATCAGAAATTATAACTGGAGTTATTACTAGAGAGTACGGAATTGGAAATGAGATATTAAATATTTCATTCAAGAGAGGAGAGGTTGGAGCATCTACGGCTATAGGTAGGAGACAAGTTATTAAAATACTAGAAGTGGGGGCTTAAAGTGAAGGATTCAGTAATTATAGTAGCGGCAACACTTATTGTTGCTACTGCTGTAACTATATTAAGGATAGAAAACAGGAGGTAAAACTTATGAAAATAATAATTATGAATGCTAATAAGAGTGATTGGTATTTAAGTAAACTAGGTAAGGTTTATGAAGTTAAGAAGATAAATAAGTTCAGTTATACTACTAAAGCTGGTGAAGTGAGCAAAGAGGATGCCCAAATAGTTGAGAGAGTTTAAACAATGTTCAGAAAGGAAGATATAAATGAAAGTTAAATTAATAAAGGATTGTACAAATGTACATTCTAAATTAATTAAAAATAGTGTACATGAGGTATTTATGGAGAAAGAGAAGTATTATATTCTACGTGTAGAGGAGACTTTTTGTGGTATATATAAAGATAATGTGGAGTTATTAGAGGATTAAATAAATAGAGTAGGTGATTATATGACAGATTATGAAAAAGTACAGATGATGTTAGATTCATATATATTATGGGTTAATGATGTGAAAAATTTAGAACTAGAAATTGAAGCTGTGAAAAATGATTATGATGTTAAAGCTATGGGATTCAATGAGAAAACAGGACAGACATTTAAGATAAATAGAGAATTAGAAGATAGAATAATAAATAAGCCAGATAAAATAAGAGAGTATGAACATAAAAAAAGATTTAATGAAATAAACATAGCAAAAATAGATAATGCGGTACAGGTTCTTAGTGAGTTTGAAAAAACAGTTATAGAATTGAAGTATTTAATAGCACCAACACTTTCATGGAAGGGGATAGCATACAAATTAAATGCTGGAACTTCAACTTGTAGACAAGCTAAAATTAGAGCAATAAATAAGATGATACCTTTATTGTGTCGCTAAAGTGTCGGTTTATAGTCGCTTTTACGACAACATCTTATCAATTAGATATGTTATGATAGTATCATAGAAAAAGATAACACAGCAGGGATACTGTAAATCTTAGTTCAAGGCATCCAAAGGGGTGTCTTTTTTATATGCATTTAATATAATAATATAGAATATATTAAATATAAAAGCTTGATGAAAAACATCAAGCTTTTATATTGAGTTTAGTTAGAATCTTTACGTTGGAATAAAAGTTCCTAATTTAATCTAGTGTTTGTGCAAATAATAATAAGTGAATAATATCATTGCTGATAAGATTAAAAAATATATGTCTGTAGATTTGATAATTTTGTTGGTTGAAAATACTAACTTATTTATAAAAGTACTTATCAGGCTAGTTATTATAGGATTAATATACCCTTTTATATTAGTCCTAATTTTTTTGCTTATTATTTTGCCCTTACGATTACTTTTACGGTAGCTTCTTTTTTTAGTATTTTTCATAGAATTAGCCTTTTTAATCATATTAGCACATTTATGAAAAATAAAAGAAACTAACACGTTAAGACCTCCTTTCACGGATAATTCCAACGTAACTTCATTATAACATTTTTTGGAAGGCATTTAAAGGAACATACTAACCAAATAGTGAATTATTGAAAATTAATATTGGTTTAAAAATCAGATAATATGTATTATGTTTGATATATATTAAAGAAATTTGTAATATAAACGAAGAACATAAAGATTTGATTAAGGGGGTCTAGTATGTTCGAAAAAATTTTAGAGCCAGAAATGTTTAAAAACATTATTACATTGATAATAATTCCATTGTTAATTAAAATATATAATAACATACCTATAAAAGCACGTAGAAAATTAAAATGGGATGAAAGTAATGAGGAAAAAAAGATGTGGTCAAATTACTTTCCACCTTTAGTTGCAATGATTATATTAGAGTTTAGCTATATATATATCCAGGAGCAAATTGAAATCTTATGGTTCCGTGTACTAATATATAGTGTATTTATGATAGTTATATTTTGTATTGAATTTATTATAAGTACATTTTGGTATTTAAATTTTAAGTATAAGAACGAGTATTTACGTATAAAACATATGATACATTTAATATTTGCAATAGACTCTATAATATTATGCTTCGTAGTAGAAACAAGTAATAAGTGTGTATGTATTGCTTATATTATAATAACTTTAATAGCTTGTATATTACATATATGCTTAATATTAAAGTGCAATAAAAATAATTACAAAAAACTTAAATATATTAAAATGGAATTTCAAGATGGTACTACAGAAAAAAATATTATAGATTATGAGCAACATAAAAAGTGTATTATATTATTTATAAGTTCTTCTTCTCAAAGAATAATTAAAAAAACATTTTATGGAGCTAAAATCAAGAAAAAAATAGAAATATATTATTAATTACAATGACTTAAAAAGAACTTTTAACAGATAAAAAGAGGTGAGCTCATGGCAAAGATTAACCAGAAAATTGATACGATATTAAAGTTTCAATTTGAAATACAAGAAAATAATATTGAAAAAAAGATTAAAAAAGATAGTAATTTAATTTCTAGTTTAACTACTAAGAGGAAAATTAGAAATTATTGTATAGATAAGCTTGGAGTATATTAAAGAGATCTTAATGGAGTTCTTTTTTATTATATAAAAGGAGGTGGCATTGTGAAGCTAACACCAAAACAAAAGGCATTTGCTGATTATTATATACAGTTAGGCAATGCCACAGAAGCAGCAAAGAAAGCTGGATATAAAGGTAAGAATTTAAACAGAGTAGCAAGTGAGAACTTGTCAAAACTAGATATTAAGAATTATATAGATGAAAAAATGAAAGAATTAGAAGATTCAAGAATAGCTAAAGCTGATGAAGTCCTTAAATATCTTACTAGAGTTGTTAGAGGTGAAGAAAAAGAACCTTTAGCAGTTCAAGAGCAAGAACCAGTAATAGGAGATGATGGTAAGAAAAAAGGCTATAGAACTGTAACTAAAGTAATTAATATAGGACCTAATATAAAAGATAGAAATAAAGCAGCAGAGTTGTTGGGTAAGAGATATAGATTATTTACAGAAAAAGTTGAAGTTGAAGGAAATGTAGGAATAGAGATAGTAGATGATATAGATGAATAAGCAAAGAGTAAAATTAAAATCAATAATAGCTCCTAGTTTTCATCAAATTCATAAAGATATTAAAAGCGGACTTTATACTCACCATTGGCTAAAGGGTGGTCGTGGTAGTACGAAGTCTTCTTTTATTTCAATAGAAATTATTCTTAATATAATGAAAGATGCACAAGAAGAAAAGCTAACTAACGCAGTAATATTTAGAAGAGTAAAAGATACTCTAAGAGGGTCTGTATTTGAACAAATGTTATGGGCAATAGGAAAGCTTAAATGTGAAAGCCAATGGGAAGTTAACTTTTCACCATTAAAACTTACTTTTAAATCAACCGGTCAAGTTGTATTGTTTAAAGGTGCTGATAATCCTCTTAAAATGAAATCTATTAAAGTTGCAAAGGGATATATAAAATATATTTGGTATGAAGAAGTAGACGAGTTTGAGGGGTATGACAAAATAAGAAATATTAATCAATCTCTTATGAGAGGTGGTCCTAAATTTTGTGTATTCTATTCTTTTAACCCACCAGAAAGCCAAAGGAATTGGGCAAACATGGAGGTTTTACAGACAAGAAAAGATAAGCTAGTTCATCATAGTAATTATTTAAGTGTACCAAAGGAATGGCTTGGAGAACAGTTTATATTAGAAGCTGAACATATTAAAAAAGTAAATCCTACTAAGTATGAACATGATTATTTAGGAGCAGTTACTGGGACTGGTGGGGAAGTATTTACTAATGTAACTATAAGAAAAATGACTGATGAAGAAATAGCAAACTTTGATAGGGTACATAGAGGTTTAGACTTTGGTTATGCTAGTGATCCATTACACTATACAGTAAATCATTATGATAAAACTAGAAGAAGATTATATATATTCTATGAAATTCATAAGGCTGGAATGAGTAATAGTTCAGCAGTAGAAACTATAAAACAAGAAAATAAAAGTAATAACAGAATTGTAGCAGATAGTGCTGAACCTAGAACAATAGCAGAATTTAAAAAATTAGGATTAAAGATTATTGGAGCAAAGAAGGGTCCAGATAGTGTAGAGCATGGTGTTAAGTTTTTACAGGACTTAGAAGAGATAATTATTGATAAAGAAAGATGCCCTAATACTGCTAGAGAGTTCTTAGGTTATGAACTAGAAAAAGACAAAGAAGGAAACTTTAAAGCAGAGTTCCCAGATAAAAATAACCATAGTATAGATTCTATTAGGTATTCATTAGAAGATGAAATGAAAGCTAAGAAATGGCTAGTGTAGGAGGTGATAAGCGTGAATGGTTCAGAACTTAAGAAATTAATAGATAGAGATAGAACTTCTCCAGGAAAAGCAAAGGCTAGACAAGGTTTGCAATACTATAAAGGTCAACATGAGATACTAAACTATAGATTATTTTACTATGATAATAATGGCATTTTAAAAGAAGATAAGTATAGGAGCAATATAAAGATACCTCATTTATTCCATACGGAATTAGTAGACCAAAAGGTACAGTATTTATTATCTAATCCTATAGAAGTTGTAACAGAAGATCAGACTTTACAGGATTATTTAAAAGAGTATATCAATGAGGACTTTCAGGAAACGCTGCAAAATGCTATTGAAGGAGCTAGTAATAAAGGACTTGAATATGTTTATTCTTATATAGATCAAGAAAATAAAATCAACTTCCAGGTAGCTGATAGTTTGAGTGTTATTCCTATATATGATGAACTAAACAACTATAAGCTCACTTCTATAGTAAGATATTATGATACTAAAGTACAAGACCAGGACAAGGAAGTAACAATTACTAAGGTAGAAGTATGGACAGATAAAGATGTAACTTATTATATCCAAGATAAAGATAATAAAGAATTTAAATTAGACAATGGTATAAAACCGAACCCAAGACCACATATAACATTAGAAGATGAAAAAGCTTATTATGATGGTGGAAGTTTTGGTTATATACCATTTTTTAAACTCCAAAATAATAAGTATGAAAAGACAGACTTAGAGCCTATAAAAGCCTTGATTGATGATTATGACCTTATGGCTTGTAGCTTATCAAATAACTTGCAAGACTTCCAAGAAGCGATATATGTTGTCAGAGGTTATCCAGGTGATAACTTAGATGAATTAACTACTAACTTAAAAACTAAAAAGACTATAGGAGTAGATGAAACTGGTGGACTTGATGTTAAGACCATAGATATTCCTATAGCAGCAAGAGAATCTAAAATAAGACTAGATAAAGAATCTATATATAAGTTTGGAATGGGATTTGATTCTTCTCAAGTAGGTGATGGAAATGTTACAAATGTAGTTATTAAGTCCAGATATGCTTTACTGGACCTTAAATGTAATAAAGCAGAGATAAGGCTAAGAAAACTTATAAGGCAACTATTAAAAGCTATAGTAGATGATATTAACAGAAGATTTAATACTGCTTATAATTACATGGATATTGATATTAATATAATTCGTGAAACTATGGTTAATGAAAATGATATAGTTAACAATGAAAAAATAGATGCTGAAGCAAAAGGACAATTAATAAATAACATACTTACTGCTGCAACAAGACTTGATGATGATACAGTATTGAAATTACTATGTGATATTCTTGAACTCGATTATGAAGAAGTTAAAGAAAAAATAGACATGCAACCTTATGAGCCTATTAATTTAGATGCAATAACAGAAAAAGAAATAAATGAGGATCAAGACAATGGAGAAGCTTAGTAAATATTATTTAGAGATATTAAAGCTTCTTAAAGAAGGAGAAAAGGATACAAATAAGTTATTGCTTACTAATTATAAATCGTCACTTATAGAAATGAAAAAGCTTTTAAACTCTTATTTAAATAGATATGGGGAATTAAGCTTTCAAGAATGGTTGAAAGTAGATAGGCTAAAATCATTGATTAATCAAATAAATGTTATACTAGATAATACTTATAAAAACAATGAAACTTTGATAAGCAACCATGCCCAGGATTCTTATTCTAAAGCTTATAATGGTTTGTTTTATCAGTTAGAAGTGGAGACTGGTTTAATATTAGATTTTACAATGATTGATACTAAAACAGTAGAAAAAGCTATTCAGATGCCTATAGATGGGTTAAGGTTAAGTGAAAGATTATATGATAAACACTTACATAATCTTAAGCTTAAAACTAAAGGAGCTTTAACAAGAGGTCTTATAAATGGTTCTGGGTATAGAGATATAGCTGGGGATATAAGCAATATAGGAGTAGCTGATTACAAACAAGCTTTAAGAATAGCTATAACAGAAGGTAACAGGCTTAGAAGTTTAGCAAGAGAAGATAGTTATCAAGAAGCAAGTAAATTAGGAATAGGCTTAAAGAAAAGATGGCTTTCAACATTAGATCATAAAACAAGAGATACACATAGAGCTTTAGATGGTGTAACTATAGGTATAGATGAAGAATTTGAAATAAGAGGTTATAAAGCATTGCAGCCTAGATTATTTGGAGTAGCTAGTGAAGATATTCATTGTAGATGTGACACTATATCTATAGTTGAAGATATAGCCCCAAATTTAAGGCGAGATAATACTACTGGGGAGATTATAGAATATGAAAATTATAATGAATGGTATAGTAAAAGATTTGGAGATGATGTTTATAAAGGTGGATATTGGTATACAAAAGATGATATAATAAAAATAACAGAGGATCATAAAGGAGAACATTATAGTCCTCCAAGAAAACATAAACCTTATGCAGTAATAGAGAGTGATAAAGTTAGTAAAAATGGTTTTAATCAAGTTGATAGAACTTTATATGATAAAGATGGAATGATGGTTAAACAAATTCATTCGGGGCATCATAATAGACCTAAACAGCATCCTTATGGTAAGCACGGAGAACATATTCATATTTATAAGTGGGATAAAGAAGGAAAAATGATTTCAAGAGAAGTTAAAGAACTAACTGAAAAGGAAAGAAGACAGCATAGGGATATATTGAAGGAGTGATACTATGAATCTTAAAGATTTGAAATATCAAAGTGAAACTGATGATATTACTTTTCATTATAAAGATAAAGAGTATGTAATATGTTTGCTTAATGATAAATATTACACAGGTGAAGCCGGTAATGATGAAGATGAAAATGAATTTAATTCATTTATGGATATGGCTGATAACTGGATAATACAAGGCGAAAAGTTAAAAGATATTGTCAAATATATAAAGTTAATATAAAAGTACTTACTAAGTTAAATAGTAGGTACTTTTTATTTTGCCTTTTTAAAGTAACTACTTGTAGGCATAAAAGAATAAAGATTACAGCCTAAAAGTGGACACAACCACTTAAAACAGTGTATTTAGGAGGAATATAAGATGGGAATAAAAGAATTATTAAAAAAATTAGGTTACTCTGATGAGGATATAACTAAAATAGAAAATGGAATGAAAGAAAATAAGATATATACTACATCAGAGGAAAATATGGACATAAGGTATTCAAAACTCAAAGAACAGAAAGAACAACTAGAAAGTGATTTAAAAGAAGCTAATAAGACATTAGATAAAGTTAAGAAGGACAATAAAGACATAGAGAGCTTACAAACTGAAATTGAAAATTACAAAAATAAGGCAGCAGAATCAGAAGCGGCTAGAGCAAAAGAACAAAAGGAGTTTACTATTAAGAGTAAGTTAAAAGATGCTGGATGTACTGACTTAGATTATATGCTTTATAAGTTAGGAGATATTGAAAAATTAGATATTGAAAAAGAGTTAGATAATAAAGTAAAGGAGCTTAGTGAAAACAATGCTTCTTTTTTTAAAGTTGAAAATCAAGAATCTAATAAAGATAACCCTAAGATAATTGTTAATAAGTTGCCTGGAGCAGATAATCCACCACAAAGTTTTACAATGGATCAGTTAAAAAATATGACAGCAGAAGAAATAAATAAAAATTGGGACACAATAAAAGATTTAAAATTTGATGAATAAAGAAGGGAAGATGTTAAATGTCAGTAAAGAATTTTATACCACAAATATGGAGTGCAAGATTACTTGCTAACTTAGATAAAAAGTTAGTTTATGCTAATGCAGTAAATAGAGATTATGAAGGAGAAATTAAGAAGTTTGGTGATACTGTTAAGATAAATCAAATGGGTGATGTAACAGTTAAAGACTATAAAGATGGAAAGATAGATGATCCAGAAGAATTAAAATCTAGTCAAACTATACTTACAATAGACCAAGCAAAGTATTTTAATTTTAAAGTTGATGATGTAGATAAGGCACAAGCAAATATAACTCTAGTAGATAAAGGGATGGGAAGAGCATCATATGCAGTACAAGATGTTATAGACCAATTCATTGCTGCATTTGTTAAAGATGCAAAAATAAAAATGGGGAGTTCATCAAAACCAATAGAATTAATTCCAACTAATGCTTATGATATTTTAGTAGATTTAGGTGTTGAATTAGATAATAAGAATGTTCCAAGGGTAGGTAGATTTGCTATTTTACCACCTTTTTATTTAGGGTTACTTTCTAAGGATGCAAGATTTACAAAAGAATATAAGATATTAGAAAATGGAGTTGTTGAAGGTGCTACAGTAGCTGGGTTTAGTCTACGAATGTCTAATAACGTTTCAGTATCTTCAGGAAATTATTCTATAATGGCTGGAACAGATATGGCTATTAGTTTTGCTGGACAAGTAACTGAAATAGAAGCATATAGACCAGAAAAATCATTTGCGGATGCAATGAAAGGATTATATGTATTTGGTGCTAAAGTAGTTCAATCAGATTGTTTAGCATGTTTAACTGTAAAGCAAAAGGTAGCGGAAGCATAGGCTAAGGATTAATTTTCTTAGTCTTATTTTATGGGTGGTGATAATTTGATTATATCTTTAGAAGAAGCTAGGAAGCTTTTAAAAATAAAAGATGATAGTAAGGATGTTGAATTGGTTTTTAAATTAAATGCTATTGAAACTATGATAAGAAATAAGACCAATAATAAGTTTTTAGATACTAGAGTGAGAGTAAGTAATCATTTATTCTTTAATGATGGCAATACAATAACTGGTGTTAATTTTAAAGCCTTAGGATTTAGAAAGGGCAATACTATTGATATAGATGATAGTATTCAAAATAATGGAGTATATGAAGTTTTAGAAGTATCTGAAACATATATAAAAGTCAAAGAAGATATACAGGAAGAAGAATGTAATTGTCTTATAACAAAAGTTGTATATCCTGCTGATATTAAGCTAGGGGTTATTAAATTATTACAGTATGATAATAAAATGGCTGATAAGATAGGTATTAAAAAAGAAAGCATAGCTAGGGTATCGACTGAATACTTTGACATGGGTAATGATGAAAGTGTAGAAGGGTATCCAGCGGCATTATTAAAATTCTTGGATAAATACAAAAAATTGAGGTGGTCATAATGGATACTTCAAGAGCACCAAGTTTTTCAATTATGGAAATTGCTAAAAAAGATAATGGTATAGGGGGAAAAATAGAAAATCAAACTAAATTATTTGAGATAAAAGGATTCTTAGATTTATTAACTGGAGATGAAACAAATACAAATAATGCTTTCATTCAAGAAAGTTCTCACATCCTTATAACTGATTATAGGGAAGATATAAGAAATAAGAACTGGATGGTAGATAGTAATGGTAATAGATATAATATAGTTCTGGTAGATGATCCTGTATCGATGCATAACCATTTAGAATTGTATTTAAAATTTATAGGTGAGCATAATGTTTAGAGATAATAGTAGAGCATGTAAAAGTGCTATAAAAATGGCTAATATAAAATGGCTTAAAGCTGCTGCTTTGGTTATACAAAGTCAAGCTAAAGCATTAGCTCCAGTTAATACATCTAATTTAAAAACAAGTATAAATTATAAAATACAAGTATCAAAATTAGAAGCATATATAGGAACTAATGCTGATTATGCAGTTTATGTTGAATTTGGTACTGGAGAATTTGCAGAGAATGGTCAAGGCAGAAAAGGTGGCTGGGGATATGTAGACCCTGGCGGTAAATTTCATTTTACTAAAGGGATGAAACCTAAACCTTATTTAAGACCAGCTTATAGGCAAAATAAACAACAGGTAAAAAAACTTTTAATTAAATACTTATCTGAATTAGGTAATACAAATAAAATTACTTGGAATAGAAATCAATATAAGAAATAAGGTGATAGAATGATACCTTTTTTAAAAGAATTAACTAAAGAATTTAAAAAAGTATGTGAAGAAAGCTATTTAGAAATTAATACAGCTGACGAAGTTAAATATCCATATTTGACCTTCTCTTATTCTGGTGAAGCACTAGAAAACACAAGAGAAGGTTTTTATATTGATGTAGATATATTTGATAATTGTGGAGCTGATACATTAAGACTAGAACAATTAACTGAAGATATAAAAAAACATTTTCTAAAATCAAGGATATTAACAGATAAAGTGTTATTGCAATTTAAAGTATCAAGTAGGCGAATGATACCTACTACAAATAAACAGATAAAAAGAAGATGGTTACAATTATATTGTAAGGTAGATTGGAGGGAATAAAATGAGTTTACAAACCACAGGATATACAAAAGATACTCCTAAGTATTATTTTGTAGATGCTGGAGCGATATATAAGAACTTAAAATATAATAAGGAAAAGAAGGAATGGGAAGGTACTTTATTAGGTGCTACAGCAGAAGGTAACAAAGTTAAAATAGAACAAAAATATAGGCAAATAAAAGTAGATGGAGTTTTTACCAAAGCTAAGGGGCAAGAAGTACTCCAAACTTCTGATGCTGAAATGGAGGTAAATGTTAAGGAAGTAACTGCTGAAAATATTAGATTAGCTTTAAATGGAATAATTAGAGAAATAAAAGCTGAATCAGATGAAGCACCAGAGGGTTATACAGTTGTTGAAGGTAAAGGGAAGCTAGAGGATAGTGACTATATAGATAACTTAGCACTAGTAGGAACTATGACAGGAAGTAATCAACCTATTATAGTTATTTTAGATAATGCTCTTTGTACTTCTGGTCTTGAATTTGAGACTAAGGATGATAATGAAGCAGTGTTAAAAATGAAATTTGAAGCGCACGCAAGCGCTGACCAAGTTGCAGATAGGAAGTTACCAGCTAGAATATACTTTCCACCAATTAATAAAGAAGTTAAAGAAAAATCACAAGAATAATTTAGAACTCATGTCAATGGGTTCTTTTCTATTTTAAGGAGGAATAAGTAATGGAAAATAAATTAGAAATGAGAAAATTAGGTGGTCAAGATACATTCTTAATGTTAAAGATTATGTCTAAAACAGGAGCTAAGAATGCAATAAAAGAGTTTTTAAAGAAGCAAGGGAGTTTTGGAAAGGATAAAAAATCAGAAGAAGATTATAAATCCATAGGTATAGAAGTAATGCTTGATGTTGCTGATACAATAATGTGTAATTTAGATGATGCTCAGTCAGATATCAATAAATTACTAGCTAATTTATGTGATGTTAAAGTAAAAGAAATAGAAAAGTTAGATTTTATGGAATACAACACTTTAATTATAAATTTCTTTAAAAAAGAGGAATTAAAAAGTTTTTTCAAGCTTATATTCTTATCTTTCAAATAGGTGAGAATAAGTTTAAAGATATTTTATATAAAAGATATGGTAATCCGTTAGAGTTGCTTTCCACTATGGATATGCAAGAACTAACGGATTTTATTTTGTATTTAATTAAAGAGCAACGGGAAGAAGATTTGTGGCAAATATGGCTACATAAAGATATAGATCAAGATTTTGAAACATGGAAAAAAGAAATTCAAGCTAAACAAAAGGTAACTAATAAGAAAATGAATAAGGACCAGGAAAAAGCAAATATTGAGAAAGCTGAAAGAATCTTAGGAAGGATAAAAGATAAGTAAGGGGGTGAATAGATGGAGTTATTTGCTCTGATGGGTAAAATTGCAGTAAACGGTAAGGATGCAAACAAGGAAATAGATAGTGTAACTGGACATGCTAAAAATGCAGAAGGTAAAATTTCAGGAGCGTTTTCTAAGATAGGAAAGGTAGTTGCTGGTGCATTTACAGTAGGTGCAGTAGCAGCGTTTGAAAAAAAGATAGTAGACACATATAGTACCTATGATGACCAGATGAGAAAAGTACAAGCGGTTAGTGGAGCAACAGGCAAGCAATTTATGGAGTTACGGGCGAAAGCAGAAGATTTAGGGGCCAAGACAAGGTTTAGTGCAACGGAAGCTGGACAAGGAATGGAGAACCTTGCTAGAGCCGGTTGGAAAACAGGCGAGATTATGCAAGGTGTAGGTCCAGTTTTAAGTTTTGCTACTGCGAATGCTATTGACCTTGGTCAAGCCGCCGGAATAGTGTCTAATGGATTAAGTCAATTTGGGTTAAAAGCCAAAGATACAACAATGTTTACAGATGTTCTAAGTGCAACTGCTGCATCAGCTAATACAGATATTAGTTTATTAGGAGAAACTTTTAAATATTGTGGTCCAGTAGCAGGATCATTAGGTTATAAACTTCAAGACGTTGCTGTAGCAATTGGACTTATGGCTAACAAAGGAATAGTTGGTTCTCAAGCTGGTACAACCCTTAGAAGTGCATTTACTAAGTTAGCTAATCCAACTGGAGCAAGTGCTAAAGCTATGAAGAAACTGGGTATAGCGCTCACAGATAGTACAGGAAAAGTTAAACCATTTACTACACTCATGCAAGAATTAAGAGGTAAGTTTAGTAAGCTTACAGATGCACAAAAAGCTCAAATGGCATCAACTATATTTGGGCAAGAAGCTATGTCTGGTATGCTTGCAGTTGTGAACTCTAGTGATGAAGAATTTAATAAAATGACTAAAGCTATAGGTAATTGTGATGGACAAACGAAGAAAATGGCTGATACTATGGACGGTGGACTTGGTGGAGCTATAGCAGGAGTAAAAAGTGCTTTTGAAGGTCTACTTATCAAATTAGGTGGAATGCAAGAAGGTATTTTAGTTGATGGGTTTAGAAAGTTAGCAGAAATACTTCAAAACTTACCAGCTAAAATACAAAATGTAAGTAATAAAATAAATTCATTTAAGAATTTTTTAAAAAATAATGAAACAACAATAAAAGCAGTTATAATTGCATTAAGTGTTTTGAGTACTGGCATATTAGTGTATAGTGGAAAACTTACAGTAGCCACAATAGCTACTAAAGCGATTAGTGCTGCACAAACTATATATATAGCTGGAATGTATGCAGCTGAATTTGCAACAAAAGCATTTGGAATTGCTTTGAATTTTGTTACATCTCCTATAGGAATTGTTACTTTAGCAGTTGCCGCGTTTGCAGCAGCAGCTTATTTAATATATAAAAATTGGGATAAGATAGGACCTTGGTTAAGCAATCTTTGGAATAGTATTAAAGAAATTGCTGAAAATGTTTGGAATGGGTTGAAAGATTTCTTTTCAACTACATGGCAAGCAATAGTGGATATATTTACAACCATATGGGAAGGCATTAAGTGGCCATTCCAAATGTTGTGGGAAGTTATAAAAGCTATAGTACTTTCTGTAATAACTGTAATAAAGACTATAATTCAAACTGAGTTAAATATTATAAAAGCTATATGGGAACTTATCTGGAATAGTATAAAAGGGTTTATACTTCCTGTTTGGAATGTTATAAAAACTACAATACAAACAGTTATAAATGCTATAAAAAATATAATAACAACAGCGTGGAATGCAATTAAAGGTGTTACTACAACGGTTTGGAACGCTATTAAAGGCGTGATAACAACTGTATGGAATGGTATAAAGAGCGTAGTTACTTCTGTTATAAATGTAGTTAAGTCAGTAATAACAACAGTATGGAATGCTATTAAAAGTGTTACGAGTTCAGTTTGGAATGGAATAAAAGGTGTTATAAGTAGTGTATGGAATGGTATTAAGAGTGTAGTTACTGGTGCAGTAAATGGAGTTAAATCAGTAATTACTGGAGTATGGAATACAATTAAATCTGTAACTAGCAGTGTGTGGAATGGTATTAAAGAAACAATACAAACACCTATTAGGATAGCAGCAGAATTTGTTGGTAAGCAAATAGATAGAATCAAAGGATTCTTTTCTAGACTTAGTATTAAATTTCCACACATTAAACTACCACATTTTAAACTAGATGGAGAATTTAGTTTAATGCCACCAAAGGTACCACATCTTGGAGTTGATTGGTATGCTGAAGGTGGTATATTAACAAAACCAACTGTATTCGGGATGATGAATGGTAGACCACAAGTTGGGGGAGAAGCTGGACCCGAAGCGGTACTTCCTATAGAAAAATTAAGTGATATATTAGTAGATACGTTGAAAAATATGGGTATGGAAAAGCCCATTATAATACAACTAGATGGAAGAACAATAGCACAAGTTACAGCTCCATATATGAGTGAAGAATTAAGTTTTAGGAACAAGAGGAGGTTTTAATTTTGTATGGATTTGAGTTTAATAATAAATATTCTAAAGACTTAGGGATATATGTAGGTAAAAGACCTTCTATTCCTAAAGCTCAAAAAGTAATTAATCATATTGAAGTACCTGGCAGAAGTGGAACTTTAATAGAAGATACAGGAGCTTATAAAAATATAGAGTTATCATTTGAGTGTACTATTAAAGATGATAATGTAGAAGGAAAAATAATATTATTAAACAATTGGTTAGATGGTTCTGGGATTTTAAAACTAGACTATTTAACCAACTTCTTTTTTAAAGTAAAAGAGGTTAAGTTTAATGGAATAGACGTTGATTATATAACTGGAGATTTTACAGTTGTTTTTGTATGTGATCCATTTAAATATTATATAGATAATTCTACTATAGAAATAAAAAATCCTACCATTATATATAGTCCAGAATTTAGTTATAAATCCGAACCAATAATTAAGGTTTATGGTAAAGGGGATATAAAGCTAAATATAAATAAGTACTCTATAAAATTATTAAATGTACAAGATTATGTTACTGCAGATTCTGCACTACAAGAGTGTTACAAAGATAACTGTAATAATAAAATGTGTGGAGAGTTCCCTGTTCTTATAGAAGAAAATAAGATAAGTTGGGAAGGTGATATATCTAAAATAGAGATAATACCAAATTGGAGGTGTTTATAAATTGGATAAGGTATTTAATTTAAAGATAGATACTAAGAATAAAAATATATCTACAGTTACAGGATTTAAGCAGTTTGATAATAATTCTATCCTAAATATTATTTTATTGCAGAATAATCTAGCTTTAGATATAACTAATTGTACTGCAAGACTTAATTTTAAAAGAGAAGATAATAAAGTATTACTCTACATGGCTGATGTAGTTAATGCTAAAGAAGGTAAATTAAGTATTAAACTAAGTTCAAAAGTATTAGAAAAAGCAGGCATAGTACAAACTGACATAAGTGTATTTGATAGCAATTTACTAAAGATTACCAGTGATACTTTTAATATGAAGGTAGAAAAAAGTATATTTGATGATACTTTTTTTACTGACAAAGATTTAGACTTAATGCAGCAAGAGTATGTTCGAGAAAAAGAAAGACAATCTAATGAGAACACTCGGAAAGCTAATGAAAATTCTAGGGTACAAGCTGAAACTAAAAGAAATTCTAGTGAGAATACTAGAATATCTAATGAAGAAGCTAGAAAAAAAGCTGAGAATACTAGAGTTAGCGAATGGAATAGTGTAAAAAAAGATGCTACTAATATAAAGAATGCTTTAGATAATACAATATCTACTGCAAATAAAACTAAAGATAATTTGCAAAATACAATTAATGCTGGAGATGAATTGAAACAAGAATTAAATCCTCAAAACTATGTTAAAAATGTAGAATATGAAAAACATAAAAAAGAAGTTGCTGCACAATATGAAGAAACTGCGAAACAGTTAAATAATTTTGGTGGTAGAAATTATTTATTGAATAGCACTATAACAAGTCTAAATCATTGGTCAGAAAGATTTCAAAAAAATAACAGAGATGAAAAAAATAAAATTGATATAAAAGATAATACTTGTCACATAGTAAATACTAAACAAGATTTGATTGGTATTTATCAAAAGCCTATAGATATGGATTTACGTTATGACTATTCATTGAGTTTTGATGTTAAATGTGATAAAAAAGCAGATATGTTAATAGGATTTTCTACAACAGGCATTCAAATAAATATAGAACCTACTAAAGGTGAATGGATAAGAATTAAGAAACGAGTGGGTAAGCCTGTAAGATTAACAAATGATATAATCCTATATGCAAAGCAAGGTTCAGAAGTATATATAAGAAATGCTAAAGTAGAAAAGGGTTTTGTTGCAACAGATTGGACACTTGCACCCGAGGAAGTTATTGCAAATTCCAAACGTTTAGATGATATCGAAAAAATTTTAATAGATAAGGGATACATGAAAGTAACACAAAAATTATAAAAGGTAGGTAGATAGTATGGCTTTAGATATAAATATAACTGAAATAATAATAAATCAATTGCGTTATGGAACTATGGATAAAGAGGAAATACGAAAAAAAGTAGATGTAATGTACTTTTGTAATGCATTTTCAGTAGAAGATTATAAAAAAATTATTTCAGTATACGAAAAAGTATCAAAGAAGGGAGATAAAATAGACGATTTAGAACATAAAGAAACGGAACATACTGCGTAATAGGTAGCTAATGGGAAGTAAAAATAAATATTAAGGCAATAGTTAAGGACTTTTCACAAGTCTTTTTTTATTGCCTTTTCTATTTTTGAAGTAGGCAGGTGAAAACATGATAAATATATATGATAGCAAAGAAAAAGATTTTATCCACAACGGACTTGCAATTTTAAACAATGCTATAAGATGTGAAATAGAAGAAGAACTTAATGGTTTTTACGGATTGGAATTAGAATATCCTATATTCGATAAAAAGTCTAATTATTTAATTAAGGATAATGTAATAAAAGCCAATACTCCTAATGGTTATCAATTGTTTCGTATATATAGACCAGTTAAAAATATGGGAATTATATGCGTATATGCAAAACATATTTTTTATGATCTAATAGATAATTTTATAGAAAGTTATAGAACAGGTTCTGTTAATGCTAATGTTGCACTTGAAGGAATTTTAAATAATACACAATATCCTCATAATTTTAAAACTAGTAGTAATATAAACAAGATATCAGATGCATTTTATGTTAGAAAAAATCCAATACAAGCTTTAATAGGAGAGAATGAAAATAGCTTTTTAAGTAGATGGGGTGGAGAGCTTAAAAGGGATAATTTCAATATTTCTATACTTAATTTTATAGGCGCTGATAAAGGTATAACTATAAGCTATGGTAAGAATTTGCTAGGGTTAGAAGAGGATTTAGATAACAGTGAAGTTGTAACAAGGATTATGCCAACAGGACTTACAGAGAATGATTCAATAATTATGTTATCAGAAAAATATATAGATTCTCCTAATATAGATAAATATCCGTTTCCAAAGATAAAACACTTACATTTTGGGGATATAAAAGTGGATAGTGAAAAAGGCATAACAGAATCAGATGTAAGAAAAATGCTTAGAGAAAAAGTCCTAAAGTTATATCAAATTCAACATATAGACATTCCTAAGGCTAATTACAAAGTAGATTTTGTAGAGCTATCCAAGACAGAAGAGTATAAAAATTATAGTTGCTTAGAAAAAGTTAGTTTAGGGGATATAGTAACAGTTCAACATAAAAAAATGGGTATAGACATAAGGCAAAAAGTAATTAAATATAAATGGGATAGTCTATTAGGGAAATACTTAGAGGTAGAGCTTGGAAGTTTTAAAGAAAACTTATCTACGGATTTTGATAATCTATCTAATTCTATAGATGAAGTAAAAGAAAGTTTAGAAAATACTAAGAAACAATTTACCTCTAAAATAGACCAGCAAGATGATAGAATTACTCTTACTGTAGAAGAAATTAATAAGACCAATACAAAGATAGAGCAAACTGCTAGTAGCATAATGTTAGAAGTAAATGACACTACAGAAAATTTAAATTCTAAGATAATTCAAAATGCAGATAATATTGCATTAGTGGTTGATGGAGGAGAAATTAATGGCAATGCTTTGGTTAGCGCTATAAATATGAGTGATAAAAAAATAGGAATGAGAGCGCTTAACATTGATTTAGATGGCTACGTAACTTTTAGAAATTTAGAGAGGGGAGAAACTACTATAGATGGTTCTAGTATAAAAACTGGAACAATAGATGCTGATGAAATAGGTTCAAGAATAACGACGGTTAGTAAGTTTATACATTTTAATGGACACAATGGTCTTGGTGGTATTGGATTAAATCGAGACAATGATTTATGGCTATATAGTAACGGTGACGTTATTATTGATGCTCGTAGAATGAAGTTTGAAAATGGAGATAGAGTAGCAACGAGAGAATGGGTTGAAGAGCAATTAGAAAAAATTAAGAAATAGTAAAGCGTACAGATAAGTATTGTACGTTATTTTTATATAAAAAATAAGAAAGAAGGTAATTTTATGGCAGAATTAATACAAAGCTTTGGGTTTCCAGTAGCATGTGTTATTGGGTTAGGTCTTTATTTAAAGCAACTTACACAACAGCAAAGAGAAGACGCAAAAGAAGATAAAGAAAGACTATATACTAACTTAGATAAATTAAACCAAAGTAATACCGAAGTTGTTACAACAAACCGAATGCTTGTAGAGCATATGCAAGGAGATATTAAAAATATACAAAATAAAGTAGATAAGATAGCAAATAAGATAGAGCAGGACAAATAGTTCTGTTCTTTTTTAATATAAAGAAATAAATATTAGGGGGATTTGTTATGTCAATGCAAACAAGTTTTATCAATTCAATTAAGGATGGAGCAATAGCTTCACAAAAAAAACATGGAGTTTTAGCTTCAATAACTATTAGTCAAGCGATTTTAGAAAGTGCATGGGGAAGAAGTCAGTTGTCAGCTAAGTATAAAAATCTATTTGGTATTAAAGCTGATGCAGGTTGGAAAGGTCCAAGAGTTAATATGCAAACGGGAGAATACAGAAATGGCTCACATGTTATGGAAAACTGGGGCTTTAGAGTTTATAATTCTTATGCAGAAAGCATAGAAGACCATGCACTATTTTTAGTTAATAATCCACGATATCGAAGAAATGGGTTCTTTGACGCTAAAAATTATACTGGACAGGCAAAAGCACTAGTTAGGGCAGGATATGCTACTAGTCCAGACTATGCTAAACAGTTAATACAACTTATAGAACAGTATAATTTAAGCCAATATGATAACTGTAGTTCTAGCATTTGTACCACCTCAAATAAAAAATTGTGGGATATATGTATAAATGGACAAATAGTTAAAAAGTTACAAGAAGAATTAAATAAGCAGTGTAATGCAGGCTTAAAAGTGGATGGTTATTTTGGAGAATCTACATTAAATAAATGTTGTATAGTTAAGCAAGGTGCAAGAGGAAACATAACTAAGATTATTCAAAAGATACTTATAAATAAAAATTATAAAATACAAGCTGATGGAATTTTTGGAGAAGCTACAGTAAACTCTATTAAACATTTTCAAGGAAATAAAAATTTAGTTCAAGATGGTGTAGTTGGCAAAAATACCTGGAAGGCTTTATTTAAAAAGTAATGATCGAAGGGATATTAATTTTATAATTATCTTTCTTTTTATTGAAAAAATATGTACAAAGTTTAAATTATATGTAAATATATTGTATAATCTTAAAGGACTATATTACATATAATTTTTAAAGGGGGAGTATAGTATGGAAAATCAGAAGATAAAAAAGCCATTTTATAAAAAATGGTGGTTTTGGGTAATTGTAATTATAATTGGTATAGGAGCAATAGGTACTAATGAGAGCAAAGATAATCCTAAAAAAGTAGGGGAAACAAGTGCAAAAGTAACAGAGAAAAAAGAAGAGTCAAATAAGACTAAAATATTTAAGGTTGGAGATGTTATAGAATTAAAAGATCTGAAAGTCAAAGTTAATAAGGTTTATAACGTCAAGGGAAATGAATTTTCAAAGCCCAAAGATGGAAATGAATTTATTGCTGTAGATTGTACAGTGGAAAATATATCAAAAGAAGAAAAAGCAGTATCTTCATTAGCAATGTTTAAAGTTGTGGATAAAGATGGTAGAGCATGCGAATATTCACTTACAGGTCAAACAGCTGCTAATTCAGGTCAAATGGATGGACAAATTACTCCAGGCAGAAAATTAACAGGAGTATATGTTGTGGAAGTACCAAAAGGAACTACTGGATTAGAGTTAGAATTCGATAATTCTTTCCTTTTAGGAGAACAAGTAATAGTAAAATTAAATTAATTGTAAAAGATTAAAAGAGCTCATACCCCTAGAGAAAATCTAGGGGATTTTCTTGTTCTTTTGATACAATGTATATAAAATTTGTAATTTGTGTAAATATATTGTATAATTTGTATGAAATACATTACATATAATATCAAATTTGGAGGTGTGTAGTTTGAAAAAAGTTGTTGGAATAATTAGTATCATATTGTTTTTATTAATAACATTTCAATCATGTGCAGCTGGAGTAGGCAATGCCTTATCTGGAACTGGGGAGACAAGTGGAAGCTCAGGCATGATATTAGCAATATGTATGTTAGTAGGTGGTATACTTGCATTGATATCTAAACAAAGCAAAGGTATATTAATAACAGGAATAGTATTTTACTTAATAGGTGGACTATTAGCTATTTTTAATACTGGAAGTTATGCGGATTTAAAAATATGGGCAGTTTTATCATTTATATTTGCAGGATTATTAATATTTCACTATGTAAAAAATAAAGAATTATATAACAAGTAA